AATGGTGAACCAGTATGGCGCTCTAATTATTTCTAACTTTGTTCTTCTTGCCCCGGCTCTTAAATCACATATCACGGCATCTTGTTCTTACATAATCTATGAACATGATCACAAATATGTAAGAACGCGTGACCCATCCAAGTTCGCCAACTTTTGTATCCCTGAGGACCAGATAATAAATAGAGAATTCTATGAGAACGCAAAGAAGGTTGTAGTATTGAGCAGTATTTGCAAAGAGGTAATCGAAAAAAACCTCAAGATTGACAATGTACGTAACATCGGAACGAGCCTGTGGTCAAAAGAGAAGCTTAAGTTTATTAAAGAGTTGTCCAAAAAGACGGAGAAGACAAAAGGAATGGCTCTTATGAATTCGACAAACAAGACAAAGGGAACAGTCCCAGCTCTTCGATTCTGCCAGCAAAAAGGGTTAACTCCAGAAGTAATAGAATCACCAAATCAGTATGAATTTCTTACGATCCTGAGTCAATATGAATCACTTTTGTTTTTACCTCAAGTGCTGGAAACCTATAGTCGATTAGTGGCAGAAGCAAAAATGTTAAATTGCGAAGTGATGACACAAAAGGCACTCATTGGGTTTATGAGTGAGTCATATTCAGATCAAACTGGCATATCTCTCATAGAGATTATAGAAGGCAAGGTTGACTCAGCATTAGATTATTTTTATGAGGTAATAACATCATGATCCTGGTCACCGGCGCTGCAGGATTTATTGGTAGTTGTTTGCTAGAAGCAATAACAGAACCAACTGTGTGTGCAGACCCGGCCGGCTACAATATGCTAGCACCAGAAGAAGCCATAGCAGAGCTACAAAGCTCAAAAGACATCAGTTGCGTCTACCATATGGGCGCTATTTCCTCAACAACCGAAACAAACTCGGTAAAGTTAACAGAAAACAATATTTTGTATAGCCTCCGTATTCTGGAGGTGTGTATTATTAAGCAAATACCATTTATCTATGCATCTTCTGCTTCGGTTTATGGTGCCGCCACTGGTATACAAAGTGAATCACAATTGCTAGCTCCTATTAATGCGTATGCAAGCAGCAAGAGCGCCCTAGATTATTTTGTACAACTAAAAATCGACTCTCACCCCGATGCACATATAGTTGGGTTGCGGTACTTTAATGTCTTTGGCCACCGCGAGCACCATAAGGGTGATATGGCCAGCCCGGTACACAAATTTACTATACAGGGTCGAAAAACTGGCAAGATAAAAATCTTTGAAGGAAGCTCGGACTTCCAACGTGATTTTGTTCATATTGATGATGTTGTGGCGATGACATTGGCTGCCCCCAGCTTTAAGTCGTCAGGAATTTATAATGTGGGAACTGGTGCAGCCCGCTCATTCCAAGATGTAGCAGAAATCATAGCAGCAGCGACAGGTGCTGTGATTGAAGAGATCCCCTTCCCGCAACATCTTAAAGGAAAATACCAGAAGTACACTTGCAGCGACAATCATAAAATTTCTATGGCTGGATATAACGAGCCACGCCAGAGTCTTGAAGAGGGAATCCGAAAAACGTTGGCGCTAATATGAAAACTATTTTCATAAATGGATGCTTTGACGTATTGCACAGAGGGCACTTAGAAATGTTCAAATATGGCGCCAGCTTAGGCGACGAATTGGTAGTTGCTATCGATTCCGATAGAAAAGTGAAAGAAGCAAAAGGGCCCAACCGACCGGTAAACAATGTAGAAGATAGAAAGTTTATGTTATCATCTTTACGTTATGTCGACCGAGTTGAGGTCTTTGACTCCCCCGAGGAGCTAGAAAATCTAGTACGAGTAAACGCCCCAGATATAATGATTGTGGGCTCCGACTGGAAAGGTAAAACAATTGTCGGCGGTGCTCACGCATATGAGATTAGATATTTTGAGAGAATAGATGGATACTCCACAACCCAAACAATTCAGAATATTAGTAATAGGTGATGCCTGCACGGATCGTTACTATTATGGTTCCGTAACCCGTTTAAGTCCAGAAGCCCCTGTCCCCGTTTTAAAGCATTTATACACCGAAGAGCGTTTGGGTATGTGTTTGAACGTGGGAGCCAACCTAGAGGCTCTGGGGGCCGTTGTAGGTGTTCTAAAGAATGATGAGATGATCTATAAAGATCGTTTCGTCGACGCAAAGACCAAGCAACACCTTCTTAGAGCAGATTTTGGCGAAAGTGGTACGGTACAGCCAATAGATCCACTTAAAGTAGATGTGTCGGATTATGATGCGGTGGTCGTATCCGATTATGATAAGGGATTTGTTTCCCGGGCAGCCGCCAACAGTATCACAATCAAATGTCATGATGCGGATATTCCCCTATTTGTGGATTCGAAAAAGAAAAATCTTGAATGTTATGGACACTGTTTCATTAAGATTAACGAAAAAGAAAGTGCTGAAATCCAATCACTCAACGACACAGCAAAATTAATTGTCACATTGGGGGGCCGAGGTGTTGAGTATGAAGGGGTCGTATATCCCACTCAAGAATGTGAGGTGTTTGATGTATCTGGCGCCGGCGACACGTTCTTGGCAGCCATGGCTCACAAGTACCTAGAAACCAAAAAGATGCCCACATCGCTTAAGTTTGCTAATGAATGTGCTAGAATAGTAGTACAAAAGTTTGGCACGTACTGCCTCAAGCCGGAAGACCTTATATAAAATGACGTATGTATTTGATATTGATGGGACCATCTGTACAATAACGAATAGTGATTATGCTAATGCAGAGCCTATTCTTGAGCGTATAGAGGCAGTCAACGCCCTCTATGATGAAGGACACACAATTATATTTCAGACCGCCCGCGGGATGGGAAGAACGCGCAACAACCCCACCGCCGCCGGGGAAATATTCTATGCGTTTACTCACCAGCAACTGACTGTATGGGGAGTGAAATTTCATTCTCTATTTCTAGGGAAGGCCGCCGGCGATGTTTATATCGATGATAAAGGAATAAAAGATGAAGACTTCTTTACCAATTAAGTATGTCCCCAAAGGATGGGGCTTTGAAAAGTGGATTGTTAATAACGAGGAGTATTGCGGTAAACTGTTGTACTTTGTCAAGGGACGGAAGTGCTCTTGGCATTACCACGAACTTAAAGATGAGGTATTCTACATCCAGTCGGGAAAGATGCTGGTAAAGTATTCTGATGAGGATAATCTTGATACAGCCCAAGAGCTGATTCTGGAACGCGGCGATAACTTCCACGTGTATCGAGGACTAAGACACCAAATGTTGGCGCTAGAGGACACTGAGTTGTTTGAGTTCTCGACTCAGCATTTTGATGAAGATTCATATCGAATCGAAAAAGGAGACTAAAATGGATAAATACAAAAAAAGATTAGAGGACCTACAAGGCTTTATTAATAATAGAAACAAAGGATATCTCAATAGAAGCACCTTCGCGTACGAAAGTGTTAATCAAGAGATAGAAAGTCTTTGTCATACGTTATATAACAACAAGGTCAATAATATTATAGAGATAGGTACCTATTGTGGTATTTCTGCTGCTTTGTTCTCTAGCGTGATAAAAGGCAACGTATATACAATTAATGTTTCTAAAGAAGAAATGGGTAAGGCTAAAATATTATGGGAAAAAGTGGGAGCAACAAACATTATTCAACTTGAAGGAGACTCACTGACAGTCCTCCCCGAATTAATAAAAGAAGTGAACGATGTTGGATTTATCTATGTGGACGGCGAGCACTGGAGAGACTATCCTCTTAAAGAGTATGAAATTATAAAGAAAAACTTAGACTTAGGTTATCTTGCAAAGGATGCTTTAATCTATTTTGATGATGGTCGTACAGATGTTCAAAAAGTTATAGAAAAGTATGGTCTTGCTACGATTCTTATGAAAAACAACGCTTTAAGAGCTTATGAAACGTTAGGAAACTTTAAGTTAGAGGAAGAGTTATTCACACAAGGTACAGAAAAAGCAGGATTAGATGAATTCGCCACGTATTTTAAAAAATATAAAGCAGGGCTCCATTGCCGAGCAAACACGTTCGGAGTGGCTCTGTCTTTGGCTTATAAAAGAAATCATAGGATATTAGTTGAAACGGGCACCGCGCGGAAGGAACAACCAGATTTTCGAGGTGATGGCGCAAGTACTGTTCTCCTCGGAGACTATTGCTCTGTGTGGGGCGGGGAGGTGTGGACAATTGATAATGACGAAGAATGTATAAAGAACTGTCGCACCGTGACAGAAAGATATAAGAAGCACATAAATTATATAGTATCAGACTCGGTTGAATTTTTAGATAATTTTGATCAAAAAATCGATTTTTTATATTTAGACTCTATGATCGCGTCCGACCCTAGGGCGCATATGCATAATCTACTAGAGTTTCAAAAAGCAGAAAAATTTCTACATAAAGACTCGGTGGTTCTGATAGATGATTGTTATATAGAAGACAGTATATGTGTGAGAGGAAAAGGAGTACTCAGTTGCGAATATATGATTTCTAATGGCTGGAAGTTGTTAAATCCATCGGGCAACCAAGCACTATTCGTTAGGGTTGACTAATAAATGAATTACTTGTTTATGTGCATGAAGCGCAGTGGCCAACACGGAGTTCTGAATTGGTTTGCCCAACAAGCGAACCATGATGTCCTGCATTATAATAACTGTATTAATGGCTGGGGCACAACCCGGCTACTGCCGATGAAAGAGCATATGGTGGTACACTATCGTTATAATGGTACTGAACATGAAGTGAAGAATTATTTTGTGGATCATAAAATTGATTTTACAGCCAGTGAGGCTTTGCGAAAAGAATTTTACGATGCGGACTTCTCGGAGGTTGTGGACAACATCTACAATATTGAAGATCTGACATTCGAGGACTATAACCGATTAAAGATGTGGAATTTTGAGGAAATGAAGGATGGGGGGAAAACGGTACTTATCGTGAGAGATCCATTTAATTTCATTGCTTCGTGTTTACAGAGGCTCAAGAATCCACCAGACGCAGGAGCAACAGATGTGGGAACGCAACTTCCCACCAGAATAAAAGAATGGAAAAGGCACGCCCGACAAGCACTCAGTGCTGATGAAAGCAGTCAGCCAATTGAGATTATTAACTTTAATGAATGGTTCGCTAGCGAAGAATACCGGCGACAGCTATGTGTACGCTTGGGATTAGAGTTTACTGATCGTGGGCTGAATAAGGTTATGAACTTCGGCAGCGGCAGCTCTTTCGACCGTGAGAAGTTCGATGGCAATGCTCAACAGATGAAGGTACTCACTCGGTATGAAGAATGGAAAGATCACACCGCGTTCAAGCATCTTGTCGACGACGAAATTGTAGAATTGGCTTCGGCGCTGTTTGGGATAAAGCTATGAAAGATATCTTAGTCATCTATCCTCATGGGCTTGGGGATTGTGTTCTTTTAACGCCGACCCTAAGAGAGTACTATCATAAACATGGACAGAAGCTTAATATTGCGACTCTAGAGAGATTCCGATCTGCGCAGTTCTTCGATCATAATCCCTATGTGGATCAGATCTATTATACCAAAGATGCTTGGCTAGATTATCCTAATTCACAAGTCGGCTTTAATACTGTATACAATGATTGGAAAACTTACGCCCGCGAGCAAGGGTTACGAGGAGTTGTGATGCCAATGCATTCTAATCCCATAAGTAAGATCATTCTGAATTTTAAATATTTAGGGATCCCTGCGGATGCAAATCCAGTAACTGAGTTGCATACCACGTCTGAAGATGTTGCCGTAGCGGATAATATAATCGCAAAACTAGTAGGAGATGCTCCTTTTGGGTTTGTGCAAACCAATACGGGAGTCCCGTCAAAAGATCTCCCAGCTGATTACGGCCGCACTTGGCTTAAAGACCAGCGTGGACTTGAAAATGTTATAGAAATTGGAAAAGAGATAGGTGCTCTAGATTATAATATTAACATACAGTTCGAGATTTTACGTCGAGCCGCGGCAGTGTGTATCCCAGATTCGGTTTTTTACCACGCCTGTCATGCAATGAACAAGCCCATTGATTTGGTTTATTTTGGCCGCGGCAAAGGCATCTATGATCGAGTTCGTCCTTTGCATGAGGTAAAAGAAAATGTGGTATTTAAATTATGAAGATTTTATTCATTGGCGTATTTGATAGCGCTAATCGGTCAACCAATAACGCACAATTGCGTGGGTTCCTTAAGACAGGAGCACAGGTTATAGGGATTAATTTCCGACAAAAACAACAAGAAATAGGATCCGAAGCGCTGGATCAACTAATCATTGATACATGCCGAGAAAGACGCCCCGATCTAGTAGTATTCTCTAAGTGCGCGGAGTTAGATACTCGCGTCTTTGTGGAGTGCTCAGAGCTAACAACGACTTGCCTGTGGTGGATGGACCCTCTGAGCACCCTCAATCAGACAACCGGAATCTTAGATAAGGCCCGTCATAGTACATATGTTTGCACTGGTGTTGCTAACACTATTAGTGTTTTTAAGGAAGTCAATCCGGAGGTGCATTATATACTGGAAGGCTATGACCCATTATTCCATAAGCCTCACGAAGCAGATCAAGATCTGGGCCTCACATTTATCGGGTCATTACATTCGGAGCGGAGAAAATGGCTAACCGCCATAGACCACCCGGTTACCCATGTGTCGAATGCCTATGCGGGCGAGCATGCGGTGGTTGTGTCCAGAACGAAGATAAATCTTAATTTGGCCACTATGGGCGGTGCTTCTGATAGGGTATATAAGGTCCTCGGCGCCCGGGGTTTTCTCCTTACGTCAGATTGGGAAGGACGTCAAGAGCTGTTTACCGATGGTGAGGATTTGGTTATCTATACCGACGCAGATGACCTTAATCAAAAGATAACTTATTACTTAAAAAATCCGGAAAAGAGAGATAAAATAAGGCTGCAGGGATATAAGAAGGTTCAGGGCATGTCAAAGGACGCCTGGGCCCAGAAGATCCTCGACATCTACCACGAGAAGGTAACTAATTCATGACAGAACGCGTTAAAATAGGCCTTGTAGGAACGGGCTATTGGGGGAAAAATCTTCTCCGAAACTTTGTTAATTGTACGTTGACCACTGTAACAGCAGTTTGTGATGCTAATACAGAACTAGCCAAAACACGCATAGAAGATTATGGAGACATAGAAATTTATGCTGATGTGACCACAATGCTAGAAAATGCAAATGTAGATGCTATTGCTGTTGCCACTCCGGTACGCACGCACTTTGATATTGCCATGGCAGCATTGCGGTGCGGAAAGCACGTCCTTGTTGAAAAGCCAATTGCGTTAAATTATGAGCAGGCAACACAGTTGGTAGCTGAGGCAAGCAACAACAATCTTACACTGATGTGTGATCATACCTTCTGTTATTCGGGCCCCGTCAGGCGTATTCGTCAAGTTATAGAAAGTGGAATATTGGGAGACGTTGTAACTATTAACTCCACAAGAACAAACCTTGGATTGTTTCAGAAAGATGTCAATGTGTTGTGGGATTTAGCCCCGCACGACTTGTCGATTTGTGAATACATTTTGGGGGACTCATATTCTCCGGTTTCGGTTAGAGCAACAGGCACCAAACATCCTCATTCTCCTTTTGTAGCTGACGCTCATATGCACCTATCATTAGAAAACAATGTGAATATTGCTATTCATAATAGCTGGTTAGCACCAACTAAGACACGTCAATTTACTATAGTAGGAACAAAAAAGATGCTTGTGTGGGATGACTTGAGTCCTAACGATAAAGTAAAAATATGTCATAAAAATATGCGAAAGGATGGGGAGGTTTTTGTTTACACTGACGATGGTACAACTTGCCCATCAATAGATATGACTGAGCCGCTGCTGGAAGTAGCTAATGATTTTGCTAGGTGCGTACTCACCGGAGATAGTCCTGTTGCCCCTGGTCATACGGCAGCTCAAATAGTTCAGATTTTAGAGTTGGCAGACGAATGTCTTGTGACTTCTGAAACGCTGGAGGTCTCCTCGTGATAGCAGCAACAGCCTTGGTAGCAGATTCGGTTTGTTTAGGGGCCGATGTAGCGATTTATCACTATACAAATTTGTACGGGTGCACCATTGGAGATCAGTCAAAAATAGGCACATTTGTAGAAATACAGAAGAACGCAACGATCGGGAAGCTTTGTAAGATTTCCAGCCACACCTTTATATGTGAGGGTGTAATAATTGGTGATGGATGCTTTGTTGGCCATGGTGTTATGTTTATAAATGATAGATTTCCTGCTTCGCTTAACAGCGGAGGTTCGTTGGCGACAGATGACGATTGGATCCTGGAAACCACAACCGTAGGAGACCGTGTGAGCATAGGCACGGGCGCAACAATTATGTGCGGCGTTACTATTGGGGATGATGCTGTTGTGGGCGCCGGAGCTGTAGTCTTAAAAGATGTCCCCCCTAATACAACAGTAGTGGGCAACCCCGCTAGAGTAATCTCAAGGAGAGAAAAATGATTCCGTTCGTAGACCTTAAACCACAACACAGGCAGATTAAAGAAAGATTGCTCACTGCATGGGAAGAAATTATAGATTGTACAGGCTTCGTCGGCGGACCCTGGGTTGATCGCCTGGAGGCTGGTTTTGCAGAACTATGTGATACCACAGAATGCATCGCCGTCTCCAGCGGTACAGACGCCTTAGAAGTTGCCCTACGAGGCCTCGGCGTCGAACCCGGGGATGAGGTAATTCTACCTGCCAATACTTTTGTGGCCACTGCTGAAGCGGTCATGTTAGTGGGCGCTATCCCGGTGCTAGTTGATTGCAAGTGGGGAACCTGGAACATAGATCCCGAAAGTGTCCGCGCAGCGATCACTGACCGTACAGCGGGTATTATCGGGGTACATTTGTATGGACAGCCGTGTGATATGGACGCGCTCAAGGAAATAGCTCAAGAACGAAATCTCTGGGTACTAGAGGACAGCGCACAAGCTCATCTAGCAACATATAAAGGTTCTCCTTGTGGATCACTGGGAGATGCTGCAGCATTCTCATTCTATCCCGGAAAGAATTTGGGAGCAACCGGCGAAGGTGGCGCCGTTACGACAAATAGCACTGAACTAGCTAATATTATACAGCAAGTCCGAAACCATGGCTCTAGCGAAAAATATGTACATAACGTTTTAGGCAATAACTCGCGTCTCTCATCGGTCCTTGCTGCCGGCCTAGCCATTAAACTAGATTATATCGCAGACTGGACCAAGCAGCGCTGCGATAATGCTGCCACCTACTTAGAACATCTTTCTGATGTCCCCGGACTGACGCTGCCCGTAGTAGAAGAGTGGGCGAATCCCGTATGGCACCTATTTGTTGTACATCTCACAGATCCTAAAGATGCCCAGACATTTTTAAAAGAAAACGGAGTAGCCACAGGACTACATTACCCTACCCCCCTCCATTTGCAAGAGGTGTTGGCGGACTCGTATGGTTCCCTCGGTCAGTTTCCGAATGCCGAATATAATGCTAGCCACTGTCTGAGTCTGCCGATGTATGCAGAGCTTACACAAGAACAAATCGTAAAGGTTTGCGACGAGCTAAAGAGATACATATCTCAGAAGCAGTAACCAATGAGTGTGAAACAGCTAATCGTCGGACCTTGGGTTGGGGAATTTGGTTGGGAACTATTTGCGTGGCAGGCGCATATGCGCTCTCTTTCCCAGCATTACGATAATACTGTTGTTATATGTCGTTCTACCTCGCAGGCTTTATATGCGGACTTTGCTGATGAGTTCATATCTCTGCCAGAACTCAGTGGGCTAGCGGATTCTTTCTTTATGCATGGAGTAGATACAAGCCGCGTCTTGAAGGAGGTGCTACAATCTCATACTCAACTCTTCAAGCCAGGCACCACCCTTATCCCTCCCAGGCGCCTGGGGATGCCTCCTTTTACACCCTGCACACAGTCCGAAGTATTTGGGGAAAGACATATAATACCCCACTATCTCAAATTTGGAGATATAGGAGATAAGTCCTATGACTATATTTTCCACATTCGCGACCGAGATCTGCGCAAGGAAGATAATTGGAGTCTGACGAACTGGAAACACCTTCGGGATAAACTACAAAATGATGGATCCACCATAGCATGCATAGGAACACCAGCTGAGTCCGCGCATATTGATGACACCACAGATTTGCGTGATGGGGATTTGGCGACTGTTTTTGATGTGATTCGCAATAGCGACTGTGTTTTTGGACCTTCCTCTGGACCGATGCATCTAGCTAGTTTATGTGGAGCCCCCCATGTGGTGTGGTCGAAAGAAGGCAACAGGGATAGGTATATTAATACATGGAACCCCCATGCAACAGCTGTTCTGTTTTTGTCTGAAAAATCCTGGCACCCTACGCCCGAGTATGTGTTCGCAGAGTTTAATAAATGGAGAAAAGAATGGAAGTTATAGTTTTTACATCCGATAGATATGTTTCGTTACTGGACAAGTTCGCTTATCTATTCAATAAACATTGGTCCCCGGATCAGAAAGTTAATATTCTGGGCTTTAAATCACCAGAGACAAAGTTGCCCGACAACTTTAAGTTTATCTCAGCCGGAAAACAAGAGGATTTCCCTCCAAAGTCAGTCGTAGAGCCCTTTCGTCCCATTCTTGAGAGCCTCGATACTGATATTTTCGTGTTGATGTTAGAGGACGCATTCCTAATAGATACGGTTGATCAAGACCTACTGAGTAAAGGCGCCACCCTTCTCCGGGAGAACAAGGCATCTAAGGTCGAATTATTTCTCGGCGCGCGCTATCAATATATGTCATCGCGCCCCTTTAGTGACGATTTTAATATTTTTCCACAAGATATGGATTATAGATATACTGCAGCTCAGAGTCTTATTCGTAAGGATTACTATCTCAAATATTTTGATCAACCGAATATGTGGGCTTTAGAGATTAACAATATTCCCCGAGCTAAGAATGATGGACACACCTTATTGGTACCCAAGTCTAAACCCATCGCTCCATGGATTAATTCGGTAGTGAAGGGCGGCTACAACGCAAAGCAGCATAATAACATGCTAGCAAGCAAGAGCGGACGAAACTTTGGCTGGAATAAGTTTCAGAGACTTAATGACGAGGAATACGAGATTTTCACCTCATTGAAAGATTGGAAGGCAGGATGAAAGAAGAAATATTTTCTAAAGTAGAGCCAGGGAAGCTGCTGCATATTATTTATCGCCCGGACGAATCTACGGGAGAGGAGTCTCGTGAAGATATCATAGCAGAAGAACAATACCTTCAGTGTTCCGCACTGAGATTCAACAAAGGCAGAACTTTTAGACCTCACAAGCATGTATGGAAAGAGATCCCTGGCAAAACCATTGCTCAGGAGTCCTGGGTGGTGACAGCAGGAAGGGTTAAATGCTTTTTTTACGATGTTGATGACTCTCTACTTGGTGAGTGGGAGCTGGAATCTGGCGACATGTCGGTGACTCTCTGCGGAGGGCATACCTATGAAATACTAGAAGACAACACCACCGTATATGAATATAAGTCGGGCCCCTACCTTGGAATCGATAAAGATAAGATCTTTATATGATATTCGAAAATAATAATTTTATCCATGAAGACGTATATATTAAAGACGATTCATATACTATCGGATCCAATAACGCGATAGATAAGGGATTTTATTGTACAACCAGGTTACAAATAGGGAGCTATGTTCATATTTCTCCATATGTAACCAGCATTGGAGGACTGACAACAACCCTGGAGATCCACGGCGTTAATAATATCATGGCTGGAGCCCGCCTCATTTGTGGCTCTGATCGCTTCGATGGCTCCGGACTATTTGGTGCAATGATCCCGGATGACTTAAAGGGAAGGCAAGTGATGGCGCCTGTGGTTCTAGAGAAATTCTCAAATGTGGGGACCAATGCTGTTGTCTTGCCTGGAAGTATTTTGAGAGAAGGGGTACTTTTGGGCGCAGGCTCTTTATTAATGGGTGATACTGTACCCTGGGGGGTCTATAAGGGAAACCCAGCAAAACTTGTCAAGATCATCGATGCCACTGAAGCCCATCGGCGCTATGAATTATTGACCGCGAGGACTGAATAAATGTCGTTTGAAGCAATTGAAGAACTAGAGACTAAGGTCGCCGACTATTTCGGGGCGCCCTATGCGGTAGCAATAGACTGCTGCACTCATGGATTAGAGTTGTGCTTACGCCACCAAGGTATTACACATTATACCGTGCCAAAAAGAACCTATATATCCGTTCCATTTCTAGCCACCAAACTAGGCATTGAATTTCAGTGGAGAGATGAAGATTGGGAGGATTATTATTTTCTAGGAGGAACCAACATAGTCGATGCTGCGGTCCTATGGGAACAAAACTCATATATCCCTGACACGCTCATGTGCTTAAGTTTTCAGTTTAGAAAGCACCTGAGCCTCGGTCGAGGCGGAATGATTCTGACGGATAACCCAAAAGATGCGAAAATGTTAAAAAAGATGTCATATGATGGTAGAATACCTAATATACCTTGGAGAGAGCAGGACATAGACACAATGGGTTATCATTATTATATGACCCCGGAAACAGCACAACTAGGATTAAGTAAATTACCTGCTGCGATTGCCACCCCTCCCAAGAAATGGGTGGCCACCGATTGGCCTGATCTAACACAAATGGTTATTTTTAACAAGAAGAGGAATGAATAAGATGGATATACGGTTTAAAACTGTAGTAGTTCAAAAAAGTATGGTGAGATCTGGAGGCACTGTGCTAAGATTGATTTTAAATAGAGTCTTCAACGATGAGAAGTGTTTTGCCAATCATTCGTACAGGTATCCAGTCGACCGCACTCATAGCTATGAAAAACTACGCCCTGGGGGAAATAAAGTGCTGATAACCACCTGGAGGGACCCTAAAGATGTTGCTGTTTCTCTTATAAGAGTTGGTCGCAAAAAAACTTTTTCTAGCAACAGCGACCTAGTTGCTGCGTGTGATGATATCATGGGGTCTTTTAATGGCATTAGACTCGCCGAAAAAGAAAATCCCGAAGGCCTATTTTTAAAGTATGAAAATTGGCATTGCAATTTTGATTATTTATTTGATAGATTAGAAGACACATATGATGGTAAAATAAGTAAAGAAATAAGAGATTCAATCGAGAAAGACTTTTCAAAAGAAGCAATAAGGAAGAAGCAAAGTGTCTTTTCAAATTTTTCTGAATATGACAAGGACACCCATATACATGGAGATCACGTGCACAATGGCTTTAGACAATGGGATAAAGTTTTTAATGAAAAACAAATAAAAATATTAGATAATAAATTAGAATCTTATATTGAATACTGGGAAAAATTGGAATAATGAAAATGAAAAAAGCATTGATAACAGGCATATCAGGCCAGGACGGCAGCTACCTAACAGAATTATTAAGTTCTAAGGGCTATGAGGTTCATGGCATTGTACGCCGCCATTCGGTGGCCGAAAACCAGAACTTCCGATTGGGTAAGCTAGGAGATTTGCCCAATGTGCACACCCACTATGGTGATCTTCTCGACTATCCGTCGCTTGTGAGAATTATGACAAAGGTTCAGCCAGATGAGATTTATAATTTAGGCGCTATGAGTCATGTCCGAGTGAGCTTCGATATGCCATCGTTTACTATCCAAACTAATGCGATGGGCGTATTAAATATGCTAGAAATTTATAGGACTATCTGCCCTACTGCAAAATTCTATCAAGCTAGCTCGTCTGAAATGTTTGGAAACTCCGTTGATGAAGACGGAATACAACGCCTAACAACTCCAATGAGCCCAGTGAGCCCCTACGGGTGCGCTAAAGTGATGGGATACAACCTCGTACGCCACTATCGGCACGCCTACGGATTACACGCTTGCAATGGTATATTGTTTAATCATGAATCCCCTCGACGCGGCACCAACTTCGTGACAAACAAGGTCGTGAAAACAGCTGTACAGATCAAAAAGGGCCTCACTGACAAATTAGAGTTGGGTAATATGGACTCCTCTAGAGATTGGGGACATTCTAAGGACTACGTAAGGGCTATGCATATGATAATTAACCATGGTACACCCGAAGAATTTATAGTTGCTACAGGCGAAACTCACACTGTCCGCCACTTATGTGAGATAGTGTTTACAAAGCTGGGGATGAACTATGAAGATTATGTAGTGCAAAATCCCAAGTATATGCGACCTGAGGAGTTAAAGTATCTCAAAGGAGATTCTTCCAAATCCCGAGAGGTACTTGGATGGGAACCAGAGTATACCTTTGAGTCTATGTTAGAAGAGATGATAGATCGCTGGATATCAGAGATTTATGTAAAAAAGTTTTAAATAACAAGTATAATATAAGAGAACGTAAAAGAAAATAAATGTTCTGGTTAAAATATTTCAAGAAAGGATATAAATTAACAATGCCAAAAAAGACCACAACTGTGTCAAGAAAAGCAACTGAAAAGACACTCATAACAGTCGCAAAAGTAGAGGATATCGTAGATAAAAGTTTGCGAAAGGCCCTCCAGGATCAAGCACGTGAGCTTGAATCTCATCTGAGTGACATCGATAAAAGATTAAGAGCCCTGGAGGGAAAATAATATGAAACTATCAAACCAAGCAGTCGGAGCCCTGATGATGGCTCTCCAGAAGTCACTAATGGAACAAAGTGATATTGTGCCTGTCTTAACAGGAATGGACTTTGTGTCTGATACTGAGGGAGATCTCTCGGTCACCAACCCACCGGTGGTATCTCTTGATGGAGTTGAAGTCTTAGGTGACGACTCCGACAATCTCAGTACAGAGGAATAAGTATGCCGCGTTATCGGTATCGTTGTAATAACTGCGACGAAACACAAACGATACAGCATCTATCAAGCGAACTGCTTAAAGACTGCGACCTATGTGAAACAGCCGATACACTGACGAAGCTACTCAGTACATTCTCTACCGCAAAAAAAACAACAAGTCGCAAAAAGACTGGACAGATCACAGAAGAGTTCATTCAAGACGCTCGACAAGATCTTAAAAAACAGAAAACAGATTTTAAGGAGAACACCTAATGGAACTTTATTTGTTGTTCGCCGTCTCAATTCTTCTGAATGGAGTTTTGATCTGGTACATAACCAGATTGTTGAGAAAATTTGTCTTTATTTCTGAGAATATGGCAGACTTGTTTCTTACTGTAAAAGCATTTCAGGTTTTTGCAAGCTCGATGTATAGTATGGACAGCTATCATGGTGAGCCTATGATACAGGAGCTTGTGGTGAGGATTAGAGAAGTTGGTCTGGAGATGGAAGACTTCCGAGACATATTTGAATATGGACTCGATGCCGAATTAGAGGAAGAACTTAATGCCGCCGAAGAAGAGAAAAGCTAGAAAAAAGAATCATTACTTCACAAAGGTCCATGAAGACGCAATTGTGAAGTATGCAAACACGGAGGACCGCCAACTCCGAGGGATGTTGTACGAAGAGTACATACAGCCTGCATTTGATCAGATGGTCGATAAAATTATTTACACTTATCGATTTACGACACTGCCGAATATTGACTACCTCAAGGGGGATTGCAAGGTTTGGCTCACAACCATATTAAATAAATACGACCCGAATAAGGGCTCGAAAGCATTCTCATACTTTTCAGTTGTGACCAAGAACTGGTTTATTCACAAAGTCAAACAGACACAGAAAAGAAACCGAACTGAGGTCTTCATGGAAGACGTTATCAACGAGGTAGAAGAAAACTTGGTGTCGAAGGAAAGGTCATACCTCCAGGTCCGTTCTGAAATAGAATTTTGGAAGTCGTTGCATCATGAGATAGACACTTGGGACTCTTTTATGCTCAAAGAAAATGAGAAAAAAGTTTTAATGGCAGTCCGGATCCTATTGGAATCTGCTGACACAATTGAAATTTTCAACAAAAAAGCTATTTACTTATATCTTAGGGAGATCACAGGACTCAATACAAAACAAGTCGTGAACAATCTTAATAAACTAAGAAAAAGATATAGGACGTTTAAAAACAAATGGCAAAGCGGCGCGATCTAAGTCTAGAAGAATACCTCGAAGAGACGACTAGAAATATTCGGGAAGACCGAGCAATGGCCAAGACCTTGCTCGTTGATGTCATGACAGATATGGCTACATCCCCTACGGACCGTCGAGAGATGGGACCTATTGCAGCTAAATTTGTAGAAAACCTACAGCGCTCCAACGAGCAAATGGTTAAACTAGCTGCCATCATTCAGAAACAAAAAACCCAGCAGTTCGGCCTGTCTGCGGACGACAAAGAACAGTTGTTTGATTTGCTGAATGAGGAAGAGAAGCCGTGAGTGACGACCCGAAAGCCAAAGCTGAAGGCAAGTTAACTTTAAAGGGCCTGTCGTACGGTTTCCTGAACGATGTTTCAGATACCTCATTGGGAGGGGCCGTCGATCCTCAGCGATCAACCGGGCTCGATTTTCTAAGAGCAACAGTATCGACCGAGTATAAGCGTTCCGCCCTAGCAACAGTCTCAACATTCAAAGGTGCTGTACTAGCCAGTACAGAGAAGCAGGTAGGCGCCAGTAGGTCGACCGAAGATGTCTTGGCTGGATATGCAAAGCAAAATATTGTCGAGAAAACTGGCGACTGGATTAGTAGCTTCTTCGGCGATAAGAAAGTCATCGCATACAAAGTATATATCCCAGAGATTGAGTGTCGCCCGGCCCCACGAAGTTTTGAGGATCCGATATTAACGACCTATTACGATGTTTATGTTGACAAAGGGATGCTGGATGCTGAGACGACAATCGAAATAGGATCCATCGTGACCGTTCGATTTGATAATATAAATAATTTTTCTACTGCTCGCATAATAGGCGTATCCAAGGATAAGTTTGAATTTGAAGGATTTGAGGGCGCCTCCTTAGAGAGCTCCCATCGCTCCGGCCGCTCCGGAGGCGGCGGCGGCCGTCATACCGCCGGCGGCGGGGATAAATTTGAAAAGGCGTATAACCAGACGGCGCGTTCCAAATGCAAACAGGAACCCCACCCAGAAGAAGTGCGAATTGCAGAATATTTTGGTTTAGAAGTTGCAATACTTCAGGCAATAGGCGCCGTGGAATCGGGTGGAAGGATGGACGCAATTCGGTTTGAACCACATCTTTTTCTTCGCGACCACCGCCCGGATCTTAAAGATAAAGTTCCGTTCACCAGGAACCCGGGGAACGAACCGGTGTACAGCTTAGAGGGAAAGGAAACAAATGCAGCAGCATTCGAGCACGCATATACTTTAGACAAGACTGCAGCAGTAAAATCAGTAAGCTGGGGCAGATTTCAGGTACTCGGAGGAAAGCTTATTAGATTGTTTGGTGATGCGCCGAAAGGACGCGCAGCGTATAAAGCCGACCCCGAGGCTATATCTTTCCAGCTACTTGAGCTGTGGCTTAAAACGGACCATGGTCCAAAAGCAGTGGCCGCGGCGAAAGAAAAGGACTTTGTTACATTTGCGCGCTACTATAACGGTCCAAAACAAAAGTATCACTATGGTGGAGCGATCGCCCGGGAATATAACGCAATAGTTTGTGGAGAATACACGCCCCCCACTTTCGGTCCAGATCCAGCCATGGCGGGGGGATGTGAAGGCGAAGGTGCTGTCATATATCTCGCCGACAGCCAACACGCGGCCGGTTACTCCCTTGGGGGGTTACTCCGGGAGGAGCTTAAAAGCCAGGGAGTTCCCTTAGTTATCAATATGGCTGAGTCCGGCCGCGGCCTAATCGCCGGCGCAGGGAAAGGATTTTTAAAACTCAAACTAAAGAAAAAGTTAAAATCTAAATTATCAGAAGCTAAACCGAAGTATGCCATCGTGGGACTGGGAGGCAACGACGCAGGAATGACCAGCTGGTCCGCGGAAAAATTTAAAAAGAAAGCAGAAGAGTTTATACAAATACTCAAGGACGGCGGCGTGGAAGAAATAATTTGGTTTGGGATTACCAAACCAATGGTTCCCGACACACCCCATCTCAAGAAGAATAATGGATATGGCTCCGTTGGAATCGACCCCGGCCCGAAGGCTCAGGAAACGCGAGATAAGATGAGAGATATACAGAAAGAGGTGCTTCCAACGCTCCCGGGCGTAACCTATATAGATACTATGCAATATACCCAAAATCTTCATACTAGCGACGGTGTTCACTATGCCCCGGCCGAATACAAAACTATCTTTAATGCTGCCAAGGCAGGAGATCTTAAAGCGCCCCTGGCAGCGATGATTAAGAAGATTAAGGACGGCTGCGCTGAGTATGAAAAGAAAGCCGCAGCCGCGGCCGCAACAGCGAGGCCGTTTACAGTCGACGCAAAATGCTATGACGACGCGCAAGACATCCCCAATAAATCACAACATGCTTCTGTTCTCGCAGCAGTCCACCCGGATTTCCTTCCTCATGTAAAAAGTTTTATTTGCGAAGCCTGGAAACAAAAGCAAATCACTATACGATTAAACTCTAGTTATCGTTCTGTCGCCAAACAACAGAGACTTTATGATAAATGGGTTAATGGCGGAAAGAATGGAATAGCTCCTGCGAACCCGGCCAAAGGGTTGAGTTATCATAATCTTGGAATGGCTATTGATTTTAATCCCACGTTGTCAAACGGGACAACATTGATGTCCACTAGTTCTAAGAGTTCCTGGCGTAATAGTGGGATTGTTGAGATCGGTAAGGCCGCCGGTATGTATTGGGGAGGCCTCTTCAGTACAAACTTCGATCCAATACACTTTGATTTTCGAACCAGAGTCCCCGACCGTTACAAAGCGCTTGCCGCGGCAAGCAAACAAGGTGTCGACCCGAATAAGTCAAATCTAGATGGAATTATAACGTAAAAGGCATTATAAATTATGGCAAAAATAAAAATTGATCTACCAACACAGGCTTCTAAAGCAGTAGATTTGCAATTGATGTCGGACCAAGAAAGAAAATCGTTCGACAAGAAATCCCCAGCCCAGCAGGCGCGCCTCCTAGGTTTTGCTGATGGGCCCAAGCAGAATTTTGATACCCCCACCTATATCAGTGCCACAGCGGAAAAAATATATAGCAAGGGGAATTCATTTATCGTATTAGGATTGGATAGACCCAGCAATATCTTCTCTGGATTTGGTGGCAGCAATAACACACACTGTGCTGCTATTGATCTCGTTGTGGGTCGTTTGGGCTCACGCGGCGCGAGTAGCACAAAGCGCGGCCAGACTGTCAATGCAGACCCAAACTTCAAAACCGATGCAGCGAGAATTTATATATCACAAAAATCAGACCCAGATGGCTATTTTGGCCTAGTCAAAGGAACCGTTGGGAATACCTCTATTTCTAGCCCCCGCAGTACGGTTGCTGTAAAAGCAGACACTATTCGTGTCATTGCTCGCGAGAATATAAAGTTGGTAACTCGCACAGATGCACAAAATGCACAGGGAGCAGAGTTGACCAATGCGTTCGTCGGGAACTATGGAATTGATCTGATCGCCCTAAATGATGACAAGAACTTGCAGCCAATGGTGAAAGGGGAGAACCTGAAAGAGTGCTTATCTGCCATCATAGAATCAATTCATGATATCCGCGATCTTTTTGACAACTTTATCGAAGAGGATAGGAAACTAACCCAAGCGTTGCTTAAGCATACACACTACTCACCATTTTTTGGATCCCCGACATCCCCGGCTCTTACTGGGCTCCTACCTACAGGAATCGAGACTCTGGTCAATAAAATCACAAATGTACAGTTGCAATTGAATATATCAATGCAGAAGCTAAATTCAGTCCAGACTAACTATTTAGAGACACCCGGAGGCGCCGCGGCCGCCAAAGACGGCCAAAGTCAATATATCTTAAGCAGATATAATAACACGAACTAAGACCATGTCGTCAAAATTGAACTTTTACAAAGAATACCCCGCGAAGACACTGAATGTTCCATTCGAGGTCCGAAGTAAGAATCTACTCAAGATTAAAGTAAGGAAAAAGAATGTAGCAAACAAAGAAAAGGTTTTCAGGGAAGCATTAGATCTCTATATAGCCCACTACTTTCCAGAGTTCTATCGGAATATGGAAGACAAATCGTTTAGTGGCGACAACACTGTTTATGATGCACTCCGCGCTGATCTGAAATCCGGCCTATCGATAGAGAACCCCGGATTCGCCACCAAGCCCCCTTCTGCGTATAAAGTAGTAATCACGCGCTTAGATATGGGACGCTCCCTATATGAAATGCGGGAAGATATGGCTGCAGCAGGCGAGCTACCAGACTTCCAAGAGAACCTAGAGTTCTTCAACGAGAAGAACGACATTGGAAACGAAATCATTGGTCAGACCGAGCTAGACATGTCGACGGTGCTGACGGATGTCAATTCATTCAGTGATTTGATGAAGAACTTTGGCAAACAGTTAGACAACTATAACGGCGCCGTCCCCGTTGGAGGAGTAAACTTCAGTTTTCTTGAGAGCGCAGTAGGCAAGATTATTTCTATTGCCATAGCTGAAACCGTAAAGACTATTGAGGCGGCGTCAGGTGGAGCTAGATATCGCGGCGAAGAGGGCGATAAGCTGACCATCTACTTTTCAAATCGTACAAAGCGAGACCCTGCCGCTCCGGCTCTGGATCCTCTCGGAATATTTCCGCCCAAGATTGCCATCGCCGGAATTACGTATCTCGGCGGTGAGACTGCGTCCACTGACTTTTTGAAGGTGGGGTACTTTTCAATTATCAAGTACAAGAAAAAGTTTAGTGATCAAGCAACGCTGAAGATTTTGCAGCGATATAAAGAAATATTAGAAAAAGGCGCCGAGCACACAGATTCTGGCCAGCCCTACCCGATGTTTGACTTCCTATCAAACGTATTACCGGAACAGATAGATCAAGATATAAGCTCTGGTAACTTTTTTAGCTTTCCGACACCGAACGATAGGGATAATGGCGAACATAGTGCTCTGACAAAAGAAGCCATTCGACTTGAACTAATAGACCTCTCCAATACCGATGACCTAGAAAAGGGAATCAAAGCATTATCGACAACAGAGTTGATAACTCTAAAAGAAGAGGTGGCGAAGAACCCTAAACTATTTGAAAAAGTATATCAAGAGGAGAAGAAGAAAGTACTTGAAACGGGCCTAGACATTGCCAAGGTAATCGAAAATGTTATGAAAACAGGACCGATGGCACTTGTGAAAAAAGGCTCTGCCGTCGATCGAATCTTAGCGCAACTTGGACTTAAAGCCCTGGCCAGAGAGGCAATGATTTGCTTGACGTTCGGATTCAGCTTTGAGTTAGCAAGAATTGCCATGGCCACAGCCAACGTGATGGAAGAAGAACTAAATGAACGGCCGTCACTGGACCCGAAACAATTTGAACTGTTCAAGATTAAAGGAGATATCTGGAAGAAGGTCCTGGATATTATTTTAGATTCCGTCAAGCAAGCGCTTATGTCTCTAATTCAGGGATTGGCAGAACTACTAAAAGAAGCTTGCAACCTTAATAACCCGCGAGCAACCGATTACGGGAATACCGATATTGCAGGGCTGATTAAGGACGACCTCCTCGACCCACTCGCAGGCCGAGACCCCTTTGGTTACGGCAATGACGAAAACAACCCGCTTGGGCGCCTCACGGATATGTTAGGAATGTCTCCAACCGACATTTATCTGTATTTGACATCTGTATCTTCAATTCTCAGCTCAATCGATATATGTATTCTTTTGATGGATACACAAAACGCCCCAGAAGAACTCATAGACAGAATAATCGAGTTCAATTTAAACTATTCCGACCCAAACATCTCCACGAAGCTTATAGAGGCCTCCGCTGTAATAGAATTCTTCACCATCTTGGGGAGCATAGTCGATGTAACAGACTTGTGTAACGAGATAATCAATGACATGACTTTGTTGAATCAAAACAATATTTGTTTAACTGAGGACGACCTTGCTAACCTCGACGCAGAGGAAATGCAAAACATTGAGGATCTTCTCGACATCATCGAAAATGGTTTCACCGACGCTCCCCCTGTGTTCAACTTTGATTGCCCCGACGCGGAGAATTATATTAATGACCCGACGATGACCAGGCTGATCCCTGAAACGCTCAGCACCATGGTCGAACTGGTCGAGATGCAATTTGTATATTCAGTTGACTCTATTAAGAGCGTTCTACTAGAACCGGGCCTCGCTCGCGCCAGTGGCGGCCCGGGCGGCGGAGGCCCGGGCGGCAATGGTAAAAAGGGCGCCTACGATACCTTTAAGACTATTAACCCAGAAAGTGACTACCCAGAACTACCAGAACCTGATAACGGCGCGATTAATGCCATTATGAATTCTCTTAAGGACCTCGCCGCGGAGTTTGAGAACCCAATGGACCACCCTCTTGCTGGCGCAATTGAAGCCTGTCTGGTCAACCAACCGGGCCTCTTGGACTCTAATCTTAGAAACTTTGCTGATGCTATAGAAATATTATTGAATATTTTCAATAATGCTGAAATTAGGGATGCTATTGATAATATGGTTGAAAAGGCCGACGAACTATCCCAAGGCTCCGGCCCGGCCGTCACTACCTACAAATTCAATAAAGAATTCTACAGGAAATTTGCGGATTATATCAACATTGATACGGCGGACTTTAAAAGCATTGACGCAAATCGAAAGCAATATAGGATTAAAAATCATTTCAAGAGATATGCCACATCGGAAGACCCCGCCAGCAGTCGCATTCAGTTCTCCTTCCCGCGGTTTAACGCTGAAAATAGACAAAGAATCGTAATGCAATACCCGGCATATGGTGCTCCTGCAGAATCCTCACACGCCTACTTCAATCTTGATGCACTCTTTGAGGCGAACGTCGAAGAACAATTTAAAACAGATATGTCTATTGGCACCCAAGACGACGGCGCAGCATATAATCTAGACCAGTTCGTCGACGCAGTTCGCACCAGCGCCGAAGATTCTCAGAATTGGAACATATCAGAAGACGTTGCTGTTCAGAGGTATTTCCCTCTTGCATATGGACTATTCGCAGATCAAGTATTTGATTATTATATTGAAAATGGCATATTTGATGCCGGAGCGCTCCAGTCTCTGAATTTCTTTCATGATAACATAAACTGCTCTAGTGAAGATATATCAGACCTCTTGGATGTTGAGGGCATTTTTAAGCAGATGCAGAGGGAATACGTTGAAGAGGCTTGCAACAATAATCCCTCCTCGCCTCGTGAGCGCATGCGAGAAGTTATCAAATATGGTATGTTTCTTCTGTTAGTACAGGTTCACGTTGCCGAATTCGTAATTAAAAACATCTTCGTACTTTCTGCAGTCCAAATGGATGAGTTGTTCGCGAAGCCGTTTATTCTTTCTTATATGAGGGATCAAGTTAATGCGTCAATGACAGCATACTTCGATAAGCTGACAGCTGCAGGCAACGCGGAAGCTGTTGATAAAGTTAAGGATTCCTTGATTGTTATCTTTAACCGAATGATGTTACGACCAAATGTTATTGCCGAAGGTGGAGTGACAGATATGCACGGTAACGTGATATTCCCCAACGGCACTGTTTTTATAACGACCGGTAAGACCCGGGCCACGCGAAAGCCCCGCGTCTTGGCAAAGGGAACACCTACAGCAACCTTTGACGACATCCTGGATTATTTGGCAGTCTATCGAATCCAGAGTGCTATGGGGACGGCAGAGTTCCCGGGCGCTACATCTAATGCGGTGAAAAACGCATTGCCAGTATCTAACCAGAAACCTATGGAAGAAATCTTCTTGAACTCTATGCCGGTGGTAAATGGCACCGCCGCGGCAAATCTGGTGCCACCGATGGGAACCGGCCAGCTTCTATCAAACAAGTTAAAACAAAAGTCGGGCATCGTAATGGTAAAAACAATCCCGCGAGGAATAATGGAAGCGCTGCCATGCCTTGATCAAAGTCGAATTGATCATCTACTAGATTTTGGTGCTACCATCCCTCAAGGCCATGGCTGTGAGGGCACTACACACGGGCCCCCCGATGCAGAGCACGGCGGCGCAACGCCGGCCAGCGCAGCCCCGACCAAGATACAATATGAATGCTGGATGTACATCGACAGTCTAGCCGGCTTCGATCTCCCGGCAACGCCTCAGCCCCCAGCTAACCTGGCACTCAAACTTTTTGAAATAGAACTCAATTTATCAGATCTAGAGCCCAATAATCGAAGTTCTGCAGAGACTCGCCTGGACCTAACTCCGGCAGAAGTAAAATATATTCTAAATAATGAAATATACCAGGACTATTTCACCAATGTGTTCGACGCAGAGATTATTGGCATCCTTCCGATAATACACAACTTTTATCTTACCAACAATTACTTTAGTGATATTCGATCTGCAATGCGATCGACAAAAAACAGAGTACTCGATATTCTCAATACTACAATTGATAATCACGATAGTTACAATTCATTACCCCAACTGGGTCGACCTGCGGCCCGCGCCGTGTCACTCTCGAATAATGAGCCAGACGCTGAGAACCTAGCGCGCGACTTCATTCTTAAAATGATTGTTAAAACACCGATTGATATTATCAAGGGTCTTATGCAACTTATAGATCCACACGTTGTGATTTCAAAGTTCATCAAAAACGGCACAGCAGATGTGTTTAATATGATCCAGGCGTCGCTCCGGACTATAGATTTGCCCAGCGTCGACGACGAGCCGTCCGTTCCGATATTTGCCCCGGGCGCAACCGGAGCCGATCTGTTTACGGCAGTCTTGTGCTTATTACAGTATCTTATGGAGAATCCAGATGGATTCCCGCCTATGCCGGACTTCGTCGATAACGAGCAAGGGTTCCCTCACCCCGGCGGCGACGGCCCTGACCCCAAGCCTGAAAACTTCTTCCCTCGCATATCAGAAGACGGCGTTGATTTCTTGGGCACCGGTATGGGCATGCTAATGATTCCGCCAACACCTTTAGGGTTAATTTATCTACTGCTGTCACTAATTAACTTTGATACACAGCAGCCCAACCTAGATGTCGGCGTAGAGTTTGGCCCAAACCAGGCTACAGCCGGAGACGTCAATACGGGCGCCTGTGCTGAGGATCAGATTATTGATCCTGAAGAGGAGGAATCCGAGGAATCACTAGATCCCGTGCGACCACCATATGTCCCCGGCTAATCTTAAAAGGAAAAACAAAAAATGTCAGGATTATCTGTAAAATTACCACTAGTTGTCAGCAATGTGTTCGGTCCATACGACTTAAACACAACGTTTGATGATCTAGCAAAACAAAATTTAAAAATGTTGGTGCTCACAAACCCCGGCGAGCGCATTATGTATCCCAACTTTGGTGTCGGGATCTCAAGGTATCTATTTGAGAACAATACCCCTAACACCTACGACAGTATAAGATCGCGGCTACAAGAGCAGGTAGACATATATATGTCATACATTCAGATTGATCATGTTGATTTTTCAGTCAGAGAAGATAATCCAGATTTGTATCCCAATTCCATCAGACTAAGTATATTTTTCACCATTGTGCCGCTTAAACAGAGTACATCGCTACAAATTAACATAAACAACTAATTAAAGAGACCTTATCATGCCAAAAAAACTGCAACCGATAGATTATACGAGCCGCGATTTTGATTCTATTCGTAAAGATTTAGAGAATTACGCGAAGCGATATTACCCAGATACCTACAAGGACTTCAATAAAGCATCCTTTGGGTCACTAATGCTCGATACTGTGGCATATGTTGGTGATATCCTGTCTTTTTATGTCGACTATCAAGCAAATGAGAGTTTCTTAGAAACAGCTGTAGAGTATGATAACGTTTTGCGCCTCGCTCGACAGATGGGGTTCAAGCTTAATAGAAACCCTTCATCATATGGCGTGCTTACCTTCTATATTCAAGTCCCCGCAAACCCGAACAGCTTGGGCCCAGACCTGGCATATGCTCCCACTCTTGCGCAGGGCTCTGTATTCTCTTCTCTCGGCGGTGGCTCTTATACTTTGCTTGATGACGTTAATTTTGCAGTCCTAACAAATCAGGTGGTACCCAAGGATATTGACAACAGCACCAATGATGTTCTTAACTATGTAATTAGGGCACAAGGTCGTGCTGTCTCAGGGCGCACAAACTTCAAAGAGGTCGAAGTATTTGATTTCGAGAGATTCCTTAAGGTTAACCTTGGCACACAGAACATAACAGATGTTATTTCCGTGGTTGATTTAGAGGGACATGAGTATGTTCAAGTCGACAACCTTTCTCAAAATGTGATTTATAAGGCGATTAGAAACACTGACACCTCGACAGCTGGTACAGTCAGCAGTATTATGAAGGCTGTCCCTGTCGCTCGCCGGTTCACAGTTGAGTCGTCGGATACCACAACATACCTTCAGTTTGGATATGGCTCAGACTCTGAGCTACTTTCGGACGCTGTTGTGGATCCAACAAACTTGATCTTGGACTTAAACGGTAGAACATATGTTACAGATGCTGAGTTCGATCCTACGAAATTAATTAGTAGCGATAAATTTGGCATCGCGCCATCAAACACAACTCTTCGGATAGCGTATCGAACAAACGAGGTCAATGATGTTAACGCTTCGGT